GATTAGTTACTATTTATTATAAACTTGTAACTGATGGCTAATATCAACATATGGGACGGTACTTCTACGTTCTCTTCCGGACAAACACCATTCGGATTTTATGATTCTGATGCCACTTTCCAAGCCGATTCAGATAAAGTAGCTAAATTTTGTGCTACAAGACTGGGATATCCGCTAATGGATGTGGAATTACAATCAGGTTCTTTCTATGCTTGCTTTGAAGAAGCAGTAACTACATATGGAAACGAGGTATTTCAGTATAAAGTAAGAGAAAACTACCTGTCTCTGGAAGGATCCTCCACTGGATCATCAGCTAATAAGAAAATAATCAATCCTACCCTTGATAGGTTGATTCAAATAAGTAAAAACTACGGTACAGAAGCAGAAGTAGGAGGATATGTTACAAAGTACACAGGATCAATTGCTGTAAGTGTTAATCAACAAAACTATGACCTTAACGCCTGGGCAACAGCACAGGGAATAGAGGGGTCTATAGAGATTAGGAAGGTATTTTACGAAGCACCACCAGCAATCTTACGTTATTTTGACCCATACGCTGGTACCGGTACTGGATTACAGTCATTAATGGATGCTTTTGACTTTGGATCATATAGCCCAGGGGTAAACTTCTTATTAATGCCTGCATCTTTTGATATGCTAAAGATTCAAGCTATAGAATTTAATGATCAAGTAAGAAGATCAGCATATTCTTTTGAATTAGTAAATAATCAGTTAAAATTATTTCCTATACCGCGTACTGCCGGTAGTATGCATTTCGAATACTATAAAGTAAATGAAAAAGCAGCAGCTTCTTTTCTAGATGGTGGGAGTTTAATTACAAATGTGGCTGAAGTACCTTATTCTAACCCTACTTACTCTCATATTAATAGTGTTGGACGACAATGGGTATTTAGATATGCTTTAGCTCTTGCAAAAGAACTACTTGGCTACATCAGAGGTAAGTATCAGACAGTACCAGTACCAGGATCAGAGGCTACCCTTAACCAAGCAGACCTTTTAGCCGATGCTAGATCAGAAAAAGAAGCATTACTTGTAAATCTACGTGAAATGCTGGATCAGACCTCACGTCAGGCATTATTAGAGCGTAAGGCCAGTGAAGGAGAAAACCTTAGGAAGACACTAGCTGATGTTCCAATGACAATATATATAGGATAATGAAATTAGCCAATATAATATCAGAAGTTGAGTTTTTTACCTATACAGCAATGATAAGAGTTGTCTACGAGGATAGTACTCCTTCGGAAATAGCGCAACTTATTCGTGCTTTACCCGGTGTTACTACAGTAACCATGGCCGGAGGTGCAGAATTTCAAGATAAAGCCACCTTTAAAGTAAAATTAATTACCCAAAAGTCTGGCGAAGAAGCATTTCAGGCATTAAAGTCTAATGCTATTAAAAAGTATACACCGATCAAGGTAGTAGAAATAGGAACTAATACAATAGAGAAGAAGTAATGCTATTCGGATCTAACAGAGATTTTGATCTTCTAGTACAAATTAATAGAGAGCTCATCAAAGATATTGTTGAGCAGGAGGTAATTTACTATAAATTAAGTCTAGAAGAGACAGAAGCTAACTTATACGGTGAAGCTCTGATGAAAAATTACTGGCAGCCGTTAAAGCTGAACTGTTTAATAACAAGAGGTGATCAGGTCTTTACAGAAGATGAGTTTGGACCAGATTTAGGTAGAGAAGTATCATTTGCATTCATTAGACAAGACCTAGTTGATGTACAAATGGTACCGGAAGTAGGTGATATAGTAGTTTGGCATGAGGATTACTACCAAGTTGACGATGTAAGAGAGAATCAGCTATTTATGGGACGTGATAAGAGCTATAATTTAACAAATTATGGTAGTAGATTTGGATCTTCTCTATCAATTATAGTAGATTGTCACCTTACGCGTGCAGAAACAACCGGAATCACCTATCAGAACGTAGGATAATAGAGAATTATGACACTGAGAGAGATATACGAACAAGATTGGGCACAAGATACCCCGGGATTTAAGACAAAAAAGACAAATATTGATCCAATCACCGGACAGGTTACCTGGGACGTAGAATATACCCCTCTAACTGATATAGATAAGTCAATAGAAAGCGTTTATAGTGATTTTAAAGATGCTCTTAAGAAACATCCACAAGATCAGAAGTTAGAACAGCTATTTGACAGTTTTGCTGCATGGAAAAGAGAATTTCGTAAGCATGTAAGTAGAAAATATGGCAGATAGCACACCAATACCACCAAGTCAACAGCAGCTCTCTGAAGCATCACGACAACCCTACCTTCCTCAAGGTGCTCCAACAGCTATTGACTTAAAAGCCCGTGAATTGCAACGTTCAGTTAAAGAGGACGATGTAAAAAGGCTTTCTATTGGGTTAAGAGATATAGATGAAGCTATATTTTACTATTTTGAGAACGTAATCCGTCCCACTGTACTTAGAAACGGTGCACAAGTCAATGTACCAGTACTATACGGCTCCCCAGAACGATGGAAAGCAGTTCAAGCTGATGGATTTTACCGTGATAAGAATGGAAAAGTAATGACCCCGCTTATTATGGTAAAAAGAGATACCTTAGAGAAGAACAGAAATCTTGGTAACAAGATGGATGCTAATAATCCAAACAACTTTGGGATCTTTCAAAAGAAATATTCTAAGAAAAACGTATATGATAGATTTTCTATACTTACTAACAGGAACGAAGTAAAAGAATACCAGGGTGTAGTAATACCAGACTTTATAAATCTCACATATTCCTGTATTATGTTTACGGAATATATAGAACATATGAATAAATTGGTAGAAGCTGTCAATTATGCCTCAGATTCATACTGGGGGGATCCTAATAAATTTAGTTTTAGGGCAATGATTGATAACTACACTACTGCTACCGAAGTAATAAAAGGTCAAGACAGAACAGTAAAGACTACCTTTACTATAAAGCTTTTAGGTTATATAATTCCCGATACTATTAATGCAGCTTTACAAGGAAGTACTAAATTCTTCTCAAAAAGTAGAGTTAATTTCCAATTAGAAACAGCCGGTAATCTAGAAACTCTAGAAGCACGTGCTCGCACACCAGAAGTACAGGCTACTTCAAGATTCTTTGATTCTGCCGGTGGAGGGGGAGGAAGTAGTACATCATCAGGAGTATCTTTAGGTATGACACCAACAGAAAAAGCATATGTTGCTTTAGAAAAACTATATAGCAGTAATACTATCACAGTTACTGTAGACGCTATTAATTACACCCTTACCTGGGCTAATATTACCATAGCTACCCCGCCAACAGGTTTCCCTGCTTTGACGGTAGATAATTTTAGGTTATTTATAAATGGATTGCTAGTAGAAAAAGACGCTATCGTTTCTATTGTACAATCTGGTTCTAATGTAGTAGTTACATTGAATTCTAATTTGAACTTTGAATTAGGAGCTAGTGATGAATATTCAATCTCAGGTAAATTTGAGTAAGAAATGGCAGTAATTAATTGGAAACAGATTAGTGAAAACTTAGGGGCATACGGTAATTTAACTGGTTCTCTTAATATATCTGGTTCTATCTACCTTAACGGCGAGTCAATAACCGGCCTTGATGCAGCAGATTTAAGTCACTATGCCACTACTGGTTCTAATCAGTTTAAAGGTACACAATATATTAGTGGTTCTTTAATACCTGAAGCACTTGATACTAAAAACGGTATTTACGATTTAGGATCTTTATCTGCTCCTTGGAGGGACCTATACATAACAACTTCTTCATTAAAATTTGTTAAAGATGGTACTCTAGTATCATCAGTAAATGGTGAACCAAATGCCATTAGAATTGGTAATATATTAATCACCACTTCATCTGTTTCGGTAGTAGAGGGAGCAGGAGATACCTTAAGTATTGTTCAAACCGTATTTCAAGCAAATTACTCATCCTCAGGTGAAGTAATTGGTGCTGTACCGACCGCATTACCATCCGGCCTTATTTCCTCATCAGCACAGATTCTGGATTTAGGGTTTATTTCTGGAGTTACAGCCGGAGCAGGACTATCAGGAGGAGGTTCATCAGGTGATTTATCACTTTCATTAGACACCGGTTCGGCTCATTTTTTAAATGCTTTAGCAAAAATTAATAATGCTGGTATTTTTAAACAAACTGGTTCTTTCTGGTCAACTTCAAATAATTTGCAAATTACTGGATCCTTAACTATAGGAGATGGATTATTAAAATTAAAAGAATATACATCTATACCTACCCCAGAAGCAGGAGCAATTTACTATTCGGCTTCCAATTTCTATTTTGGTATAGATTAATACGGTAAATACTAAATTAAGCATATTTATAACATATAAAAGATAAAACACTATGGCAGAATGGAAAAAAGTCATCGTCAGTGGTAGTAATATATCACAACTAAATGATGACATAGGTATAATCGTAAACTCTGAAACAGGATCAATTCCTGTTGGAGGAGATTTAACAGGAACGGTATCAAATGCACAAATTGCTGCTAATGCAGTAGGGGCTAACGAACTTAACGTTTCAGGAAACGGAACATCAGGACAGTTTCTTTCTTCTGATGGAGATGGAAGTTTTTCTTGGGCGAATGGTTCAGTTCCTAATGATGCAACTATTACTCTTACGGCAGGAGCCGGTATCGGTGCAATTGGTGATGGAGCTTTCACATTAAATCAGTCCGGTAATGAGTCTTTTACTATTGGGGTTGATGGAGTACTAGAAGATTTAGATACTTTAGGAGCACCTACTACAGACGGTCAGTTTATTGTTGCTACAGGAGCCGGAGCTTTTCAATACGAATCAGGAGCTACTGCTAGAACATCGTTAGGTTTAGGTAATTCTGCTACACAGAACACTGGTTCAATGGTGGTACTTACTGCCGATACAGCCTCTATCGCTAACAGCGTTGCTGCTAATTCAGTTGCTTTAGGAACAGATACAACAGGTAATTACGTAGCTACTTTAGGTACACTAACCGGGTTAACAACATCAGGAAACACAGGAGAAGGGTCAACACCGACTCTAAGCGTAACTTACGGTTCTTCTGCTAATCAAGCCGTACAGGGTAATACCACTATCACTATCAATGTTGCATCTGGTGAATTAACAAGAGATGTAGGTACAGCAGCACAAGCTTTAGGAGGAGGTCCTTCTTATACTTTAGGTCTTGCAGATACTATCACAGGTGCAAGAACATTTTCCGGTGCTATAACAATTTCAAATGATCTTTCTGTTACTGGTGACTTAACTGTTTCAGGTACTGTTTCAAGTTTAGAGACAACCAACTTAAACGTAAAAGACCAATTTATTTTACTTAACTCAGGTTCTGCTGCTGCAGATGCCGGTATTGTAATTAATGGTGCAAGTTCAGCCTTCGGTTGGGATCAATCAGCAGGTCGTTGGGCTTTTGACTATACAGGAGCAACTTGGAATCAAACATCTATCACTCCAGATGCTTATGCTGCTGCAGTAGTTACTTCAGCTGATGCTAATTACCAGAAAAACGGTAACATTAGAGTTGAAGGTGGTGAAATTTATATTTACGTAGAATAATCATATTAGATATTTATTATAAGAGGGCCCTCTCGGGCCCTTTTTAGTTAACGATAATAAAAGAAGCTATGCCAATAAAAGTTTTAGGTAAAACTATTACAAACAAAAATGATCAGCCAAAACCAGGACCTAAAAAAGCTGATAGTTTTTTCACCGAACAAGAACTCACTTTTATTCTTACAAAACTGCGTAGTGCTTCATACACTGGTACAGAGTTTGAGCAATTCTATGCAATTTGGCTAAAATTAATGGAGCTAGGACCAAAATAGCTATAATATTATTTATATATTGATAATATTGTAACTATTTATATTAAAATATTTATAGGCCTCGAAAAGAGGAAGTGGGCCTGCTATCAGGTAACCAACCGTAAATTGTAAGTAATATGCCAAGCTGGAAAAAAGTCATTACTAGCGGATCTGACGCTAGCCTCAACTCTCTGTATACAACAGGACCGATAACAGGTTCAAATTTACAGGTAAATGGTAATATAAAATTAGGAGACGGTTCATCTGATGCAACTATCACATTTACCCCTGATGCTGGTGGTGCACCTACCCTAAAATATGATAATAATGTTGGTTTTACATTAAATTCTCAAACAGATGAAGCATTTGTATTTAGTGAAGGTGGTAATACGCCATTTGTTGTTTTTGATGGATTAAATACAAATGTTCTTATAGGTACTACAACGCCAAATGCATCTTATAAACTTGTAGTTAATGGTGATATAAGTGCAGTATCAGCATCATTCTCCGGTACTGCTACTGCGGTTGACTTTATTCTTTCTTCTGATGAGAGAATGAAAGAAAATATTATACCCCTCGAAATCACCCCTCCTGATATTATTTGGAAACAGTATAATTTTAAAGATAATGTTAGACAAAGATATGGAGTTATTGCACAAGATATAGAAAAAACTCACCCTGAATTAGTATCTACAGATAAAGAAGGAATGAAATCTGTTTCTTATATTGACCTTCTGGTATTAAAAATGGCAGAAAAAGATAAACAGATTGAAGAATTACAGAAAGATATAGAACTACTTAAAATGTTATTGAGTAAATAATGGCAATTCAGTATATTACAGGTTCTACTGCATTTGATGTATCAAGCATGACTTTATCAAATATCCAATCGGGAGATTTGGTATTATTACTTGGTTCAGAAGGTGGAAATAGTTTTGATTTGACTGCTCCTGATGTTTCTTGGACAGAAGGGAGTCCATTTGGTTTAGATAATAGTGGATTACCTGATACACTTTTTTATTACAAATTTTCTACTGGAAGTTCTGTTACTGCAACTGGATTATCTACTGACAGTAGACCTGTTTATGCCATGTTAGCCTTCAGGGGAGTAGACTCATCCACCCCATTTCATGCATCTGGAAGTTCTACATTAGGTTCAGGACAACCAAATCCCCCATCAATAACAACCACAATAAATGGGTGTATGATTGTAGCAGTGGGGTATGGTGATGATGATGAAGATGCAGCTAATGTCACACCTCCTTCAGGATTTACTTTAGGACCAACTGCTGATTCTGGAGGTGGTGGTGCAAACGTTGGTGGAACAACCTTAGCAACAGCTTACTTATTACAATCAACGGCCGGAAGTATTGACCCAACATCTTTTCAAGGTAATGTGTTAAGTGATTCAAATAAATCATTTACACTTGCTTTACAACCAGTAATAATTCAACCCCCATCAACTGGAAGCATATCTCTTGATGAAGTTAGATTATATTTAGAATTAGCTACAACTGCTTCTTTACAAGATTGTTTTGATACTGCAATAACAGCTGGATTTGACCCATTATACTCAGGTTCATTAGATAGATTATCAAATTTTAGAGGATATGAAACACCAGTTATACCTACTATACCTACAATAGAATCATATGCTTCAGCAACAACTGGTGGTTCTGCTTCTACTTCAATTACATTTAGTTCAGCTCCATCTGGATTAACAGCAGGTGACTTAATTTTAATTTTAATAGCAAACGAAAGAAATAATGATTGGCAATATCAAAATGTAACAGGATATACTAGAGTTACCCTAGCAAGTAATGCCAATGATATTCAACTTGGTATCTATTATAGAATAGCAACCGGTGATGCAAATGATGGATTCCCAAATTTAAGTGTTACTTATGCATCATCAAATGAATTTGCAGTAGGTTGGGCATTAAGAATAAGTGGAGTTGATACAACAAACCCAATACCTATATTTGGTACTTATCAAACTGGTATTGGTTCCTCAAATCAAACCGTTCCAAGTATCACAACAACAACTGATAATAATTTAGTAATAATGTTCGTAGGTTTAGATGGTTCTGATGTAGACCCAATTACTATAACATCAGGTACAGGATGGACATCTGGTGCATATGCAGAAGATGATGCGGGTGACCAAACCTTAGGTGTATACGGTGAATGGTACACTAAAGAAATGTCAACTGCCGGTGCAACAGGTACAGTATCAATGTCACATGGTAATGATGGATGGGCAGGATTACAATTTGCAATAAAACCTGCATAAAAGACTATAATTATTATGGAAAGTAACGAAAAATTTAGACTTTTTTTTGAACAAAATAATCTACAGCACTTTTATGATTATGAAAATCAAAACATAGATTATAAGATGCTGTATAATTTAGGTGATCATGGTATTATTGAAATTGATGATATAGAATTAGAAGGTGAATATATAGGTAGATTAATGTCTACTAATATTTATACTATAACTTATATAGATGATAATATAACAAGAACATTAACATTTAATATGGACAATCCTTTATAAATTTAACTCAAAAGAATATTAAACTAACTCCAGATAACAGGATAGCTATAACCGTAGGATTAGAACCTGCTTAATTAAACTAGTAAGTTGGTTTTTAAATAAAAAAAATTTATATTAGTTAAAAAGTTATACAATGGCAACAAAGAAAAAAGCAAACGTTAAATTATCTGAACAAGAACTAGCACAGTTAAAAAACCTAGAAGAAAGAAATACCTATCTTCGTAATGAAATCGTAAAAGCTGGTATTACCAGACTAAATTTAGAACAGCTAGAAGACACTATAGAGTCTATTTACAAAGAAAATCTACAGATAGAAACACAACTAGCTAAAGCCCTAGAAGAAAAATACGGTCAAGGTAGAGTTGATATTCCAACCGGAGAATTTATCCCTGCCTAGGTTTTACCAAAAGGTACACCTATTTATTTAGGTAAGTATAAACTGTTTTTGTGAATTAGGTTTCGAGTATTCATCGATATTTATTATAAAAATAAAAATAAACTTTACCTAACATGGCAGAAACTATTATCTCCCCAGGTGTATTTACAAGAGAGAACGATATCTCCTTTATACAACCAGCACCCGTTACAGTTGGAGCAGCTATTATTGGACCTACAGTAAAAGGTCCAGTTGAAACTCCTACTCTTGTAACATCGTATAATGATTATACTAGAAAATTTGGTGTTACTTTTAATTCCGGGTCTACTTCTAATGAATTTTTAACTTCACTTGCTGTAAAAAATTATTTTCAACAAGGAGGAGGATCTGTTTTAGTTACTAGAGTTGTATCTGGTAGCTTTACCGCTGCTACTTCAACCCATGTATCAGCCTCAAATTATGCAGCAACTCAACCTTTTGAACTTGCAACTTTAGGTAAAGGTACTATCTACAATAACTCTACTGGACTTTTAGATGCCGGACAGCATAATACTGATGGATCATTAGCTACTGGTTCTGCTGATAACCTAAGATGGGAAATTTCTAATGTTAATAATGCAAAAGGAACATTCTCATTATCTATTCGTCAAGGTAATGATAATACTAAGAACAAAATTGTTCTAGAAACGTATAACAACATTTCACTTGATCCTAATTCTCCTGATTATATCGAGAAAGTAATAGGAAATCAAGTAGTATCTCTACCAGCCGGTGCGACACAAGTAACTGTAACTGGTGAATATGTTAACCGTTCCAATTATGTTAGAGTATCCGCAGTAAATCTACCAACAATAGATTATTTAGGAATTGACGGCATTACAGTCAATAGTGCCGGTGGAACTAGTTATTCTGCTTCTTTACCAATTGCACAATCTGGTTCATTCTATAATGCTACTGGTAACAACTATAGTAATAATGCTGGAGCTTCAAAATTCTTTGGCAGCATTACATCTACTAACATTCAGGGATTAGTACCTGCTAACTACTCTAACGTTATTACTCTATTAGGAAATAAAGATGATTACGCATTTAACGTAATCTCTGCACCAGGAGCCAATTCATCAGATCATAGTATAGTAACAGACGGACTTATCTCTCTTGCAGAAACAAGAGGAGATTGTATTGCAGTAATTGATCTTGATGGGTACGGAAGTACAGTAGCAAATGCTACCGCTGCAGCCGATGCCTTGAATAGCTCTTATGCTGCTGCTTATTACCCATGGGTACAGATGCAATCTGCTACAGGTAAACTAGTATGGTGTCCACCTTCAACTGTAATTCCAGGTATCTATGCATTCACAGACAGCTCTTCAGCTCCTTGGTTTGCACCGGCCGGTCTTGTAAGAGGTGGTGTAACTGGAGTAATACAAGTAGAAAAAAGACTTAGCAAGACAGATAGAGATAATCTTTATGATGGAAAAGTTAATCCAATCGCTACATTCCCAGGAGCAGGTATAGCAGTATTTGGTCAGAAAACTTTACAGACTAAGGCTTCTGCTCTTGATCGTGTAAATGTTAGACGTCTACTTATCGAACTTAAGAAATTTATCGGTAATCAAGCAAATACATTAGTATTTGAACAGAATACTGTTGCTACACGTAGTAGATTCTTAGCTGCTGTTAATCCTTATTTAGAGTTTGTAACACAAAGAAATGGTCTTTATGCTTACAAAGTAGTTATGGATGATACAAATAATTCTGCTGATGTTGTTGATAGAAATCAATTAGTAGGTCAAATTTATATTCAACCGGCTAAAACTGCAGAATTTATAGTACTAGATTTTGTTGTTCAACCAACAGGAGCTACATTTGAAGGGTAAATTTTTAAAAGTAGATATTTATATTAAAACACATACAACATGGCGTCAATAGAATCAACAGCGATAAATTTTCAGGCATTTGAACCTAAGGTACAGAATAGGTTCATAATGCAAATGAGTAACGTAGGCATTCCGGGATTTATGGTAAGGAATGTTAAAACACCTTCATTTACTGATCAAGTAGTTAAGTTAGACCACATCAATACATACCGTAAAATTAGAGGAAAAAGAGAATGGGCTGATATGACTATGACACTTTATGATCCAATTAGCCCATCAGGTGCTGCAGCGGTAATGGATTGGGCACGCCTATCTTACGAATCCGTAACCGGTAGAGCAGGTTATTCAGACTTCTATAAAAAAGATATTACACTTCAAATGTTAGGTCCAATAGGGGACATAGTTAGTGAGTGGGTAATTGTTGGAGCATTCGTTACTTCTGCTGATTTTGGACAGCTTGACTGGGCTCAAGACGCTGTTGTAGATTTAGGTATTACTGTATCGATGGATTATTGTGTTCTTAATTATTAATATTTTAGATTACTTTTATTTATAAAATTAAGCCCGATTTATTTCGGGCTTTTTTTTTGTAAAAATTTTATTTATATATATTTATATAAGTAATAAGTTCTAAATTAATAAAATTTATGTCAGATTTTAAATTACCTACCGAAACAATAGAATTACCTTCTAAAGGACTTCTTTATTCCTCAGATTCACCACTTGCTAAAGGTACTATAGATATGAAGTACATGACCGCTCGTGAAGAGGATATTCTCACTAATACTAATTATATCAATAATGGAACAGTTATCGATAAATTACTTCAATCTTTAATTACAACCGAAGGAGTTAACTACGGAGATCTACTGATAGGAGACAAAAATGCTATAATGGTAGCAGCTCGTATTCTCTCCTATGGAAAAGACTATAGCTTTAAATATAACGGAGAAGAAATAACAGTTGATCTTACTGGAATTGAAGCTAAGGAGATAGACGAGTCTTTATATGTAGATAGAAAAAATGAATTCCAATTTACTTTGCCACATTCTGAGAACCTGGTTACTTTCAAAATACTTACCCATAAAGATGAAAGAGATATAGAGGCAGAAATTAAAGGTTTAAAACGTATAAATAAAGACGAAAATAGAGAAGTTACTACTCGTCTAAAATATATGATTACGGGGGTTAACGGTAGAACAGAACAAAAAGATATTAGAGAATTTGTCGATAAGTACTTACTCGCCAGAGATGCTAGAGCATTGAGAGAAGAATACTCTAGAATATCACCTGACGTTAAACTAGAATTCTACCCAGACGGCGAAGAGGAGGTCGTCGATCTTCCGATAACTATTAACTTTTTTTGGCCTGACGCTGGAAAATAGAGTAGGGATTTTTTCTGAAATACATGAGATAGTTTTTCACGGCAATGGTGGATATACTTGGGAGGATGTCTATAATATGCCTATCTGGTTAAGGCGATTTACCTTTAATAAAATTAAGGATTGGTACGATAGAAAAAATGAGGATAATACTCCTCCACCTTCCTACAAGGAAAAATTAATTAAAGGTCCTGATATTAGACCGACCTATACTGCTAAAGCATCGTCAAAGTAGGTTACTTTACTATTTATAATATATTATTTAGATAGATGGAAGACCTAGGTGCCTTACAAGATCAATTTGATAAACTTAATAGTGCAGTATTATCTCTGCAGCAGACTATTGGCATTGTCAATAATACCGTAAAAAATACTGCTAATAATGTAAATAACATTACTAAGCAAACCTCCGGTGTATTTACGGAAAATATTAAAAATCTTGACAGCTTTAATGCAAAAATACAGACCTATACCAGTAGGTTAGTAAAGTTAAACTCTGAATCTAAACAGTTTAATAAAAACTTAACGGATTTATCTGTAAAAGGTATAATTAATGATATAACTAAACTTCAAAATTCGTTAAATAATATAAGTACAGGAGAACTACACACTAATCTAGAAAAACTACAAGATTCCATTAAGAATCTTGATCTAACAAATATTAGCGATCAGCTTTCAAGTCTACAAACTTCTTTAAAATCTCTTGATATAAATTCTATCTTAGATATAGGAATTATCACAGAAGAGCTAACCCAAATAAAAGAAAAACTTAAAGGAGAACCTATAAAAGTTTTTAATAATGATGAGCTAGAACAAACCTACGATCTATTATTAAACATAAGAAAGAGCATTAATCCATCAGAATTCTCTGCTAATGCATTACTGAGAAATCTTGATGTTAATTCTTTAGAACAACTTGTTAGTGCTAATCTAAGTAGACAAACAACAGGTAGACAAGAACAAACCACTCAAGCAACTCCTCAACCTACCCCTAAAGAAAACCCTACAAGACAAACAACCGGTAGACAAGAACAAACCTCACAAGCAACTCCTCAAGAGCAGACTCAAGGATTTGATATGAATTCCTTTATGACGGGAATGTCTAAAGTCATGGGGGATTCTATGAAGGGGTTTGAAGATACAGTGCTCAATATGTTAAATAAATTGAGCAGCGATATTCATACGGTGAACGAGAATATACGTAAGTTAGCCGAAAACGTACAACTTGATCCTACTAAGCAAAAAAGAGTTGATATAACACGAACAAGCCCGGGTACAGCTGCTACAGCTTCTCACACTTATACTTACGGTCAACAGCCTAACATACCTACTCCATCTCCTGAAAACGTACAAGTTACACAAGAACAGGATATATCTAAACCTGCAACTGCAGCTAGAAAAAATAAACCAGCAGCAAAAGAGGGGGTTATAACACAAGAAGATCTCAACTCAGCTTATGATTTTCAAAACATTATAGAAGATCATACAAAACAGATGAGATTCCAGGCTGCTGAAAGAAGAGTCTTACGTAAAATTAGTAAAGATATCTACAATATAATGTATGATATCGTTAGTACTACAGACAAAGAATTAGCCTTAGACACTGATAAGTACGAATTAGAAAAGAAAATATTAGATGTTGAGAAACAAAGAGCTCAGTTAGAACTTACGGCAAAGAATGTAAGATTCGAATCTGCTGAACAGCAACAAGCTTTTAATGACGCTATTGAAGCTCAGCTCAAAAATCTTGATAAGATCACTGCCGGTTATAATGAGCAATTAGATGTTGTTCAAGGTATAGAAAAACATTGGGGAGTAGGGATTTGGGGTAATATATCCAAAATTGCTAAAGAAATCCCTATTCTCGGTAAACTAGATGGTCCTTTTAAAGCAGCTGCTGAGGCAGCCCGCGAAGCCGCAGTAGAAAAAGATAAACTGGGAGGTACAAAAGGTATTAAAGAAGAAATAACCAAAGTAAAGTACCAGAACGAGCTCCTAGATAAACGTAATGCTAAAATAGATAAGCAGTTAAATACAGAAAAAGGTTTAAGTGCCGAAGCACTAAAAAGAGCTAATTTAACCAAGTACACTGGAGATAAAACCGGACCAGCTGCAAAAAAATTACTACTTGCTGCTAAAGAAACCAACAAAACTAATCAGGCTGCAAATGCTGCTCAATTAAAACATCTTAATAATCTTAAAGGTGGTATTTTAAATATGGGTACAGGAATGGTTGGTCTAAAAGCAGGGTTTACAGCACTAAAACCTATTATAAGAGGAGCACTAGGACCTTTAGGTATTATACTAATGGTTGTAGATGCCATTAAGTTTTTAGTGAAATCATTTTTTGAGGCTGATAAACAAACTATTACCCTAGCAAGAAATTTAGGAGTTTCTAGAGAGTCTGCTAGAGAGATAAGACGTGATTTTGCAAGGATTAGCCAATCCACTACAGACACTTATATTACCATAGATAACCTTATCAAAGCTCAAAGCGAACTTTCAACTCAACTAGGTAGAGCTGGCATAGCCAGTGAAAGTACATTGAGAGCACAGACGTTCTTAACTGAAAGATTAAAACTGAACGGAGATGAAGCTGCTAAAATAACAGCCAGATCCGAAATGTTAGGAGAAAATACAGAAGAGACAACAAAAGAAATTATAAATCAAAATGCAGCATTATCTAAAACAGGAAAAAGCTTAGTAGATAATAAGACATTACTGATAGGAATTAGTAAAGTGTCCGGTCAAATCGCTGCTTCTTTTGGTTTTAGTAATAGAGCTATTGCTGATGGTATAATAAGGTTACATAAATTCGGACTAACCTTAGCTCAGGCTAGTACAATTGCTAACGGGCTTTTAGATTTTGAAACATCTATAAGTAATGAGTTAGAAGCTGAATTATTGACTGGACGTAGTCTTAATTTAGAAAAAGCCAGAATGAAAGCCCTTACCGGAGATATCGTTGGGGCAACAGAGGATGTAATGCGTCAAATGAAAGGCCTTACTGCCGAACAGCGTAAGAGTCCGATCATTATGAAATCTCTTGCTAGTGTTATAGGGTTAAGTGTTGATGAACTGCAAGATGCATATTTACTTGAAACCGATAGAACTCGACAAAATAAGGAACTAGAAAAAATATATAGAGAACAGGGTGCTACTGAAGCAGAGAATTACAGAAGTAAAAAAGGTTTACAACAGTCACTATATAATGAAATAGAAAAAACAGTAACTGCTGAGGAGGCCTATAGAGAAGCAATATCTAAAGCTAAAGATTTATTTGTAGGTTTAGTTGATAGTGGGGTAATTGACGATCTTAAAGATTCTATTCCTCTTATTATACAAGGGGTTGCTGATCTACTAGGTATTGATCTTTACGGTGAACAGCGAAAACAGGAAATGTTAAAAGCTGTACAATCAACATCGCAAAAAGATTTAGAATTAACTGGACTTAATAAGGAAAAATACACCGAAATTGCTGAGAAAGGTGCTCTTTCAAAAGGTTTGTTTGGAGTTACTTCGGACTGGGCTTTTGCTACTAATCCTGGAATAGAAATAGCTAGACAGCAGTTTGAGTTAATAGAAAAAACAAAAGGTATAACAGAAGAAGAACTTAAAAAAGCAGGTACCTCTATTAAAGATTTTAAATCATTACTAAAAGTAGCTTTAGAAGAAAATAACGAGGAAATAAACCAAAAGGCCAGACAACAGATATTATACATCACTGAAAAATCTGGTTTAGACGAACGCAAGGCAACAGAACAACAGAATAAAGAAAATGCAGAAAAAAATAAATTTAAAGATAAAAGTACAGAGGAGGTTAGTAATATAATCTCCCAAGACACTAGAGGTATACTTAAAAGCAGATACTCAGAAGAAAATGAGAAAGCTAACAAAATTCTATCTGATAATATAGAGCAAATGAATAAAGGGTTTATGGATTTAGATCGGGCACTACAGCGGACTATAAATCTTGCCTCGAGAAAGAATGTAATGAATCAAGAATTTGCTGATCAACTTATTCAAACATACGGGGAGGCTGCTAAATCTCAGCTAATAGAAGCATCAAAATCTAATACCTATCAAGTACAAAGAGGAATGTCTGATATTACTGTAGAAGATTTTACCATAAAAACCCATCCTAAAGATTCTTTAGTAATGGCCGGCGGTACTAAATTTAATGAAGAAACCAATGCTTTACTAAAAGAACTAATAGTTGCTGTTAATAAAGGAGGTAATGTATACATTGATGGAAATAAGGCCGGTATGCTTCTAAGTGATGCAAGAAGTAATATGGCCTAAGACTATTTATAAATAAAAATAAGAATTTAATTACTAAAACTAATACATTATGGCACTAAAAGACATGATTTCAAAATATGGAATTCCCGGAGGAAACCCACAAAAAAGAGATGGAGCATCATTTATTAACGATGTACACGTACAAGGTGGAGCACACGTTATGGATAAAGATGGGAATCCCCACACAAGCCTAGATATAAAAAATGTGGAGATTTTGAAATACGCCCCATCTAAATAGAATGATTCTTAAACCTACAGTATAATGAGTCTTATACAGTCTTATACAGGAGGTACCTACACGAGACTTAAATTTTTAAAGTACGGTGACGATGGCATCACCGAACCGCCTCTAGTTACTAAACCTATACCCTTTTTTCCTGACGAAAGAGGATCATCTACTAATCCAATAAGTGCACGAGTAGATGATTTAACTCGTATCACTAAATTAATGACCAGAAGTTCAGGACAGATTTGGCTTGCAAAACAAGGTTTACTAGATGCTCAACAAACTCACCTTTCATTAAACCCTAACAAAACCTCAGTAGGGTTTTTTAAGGCACTAGGTAAAAACTTAGTAGGAACATTAGGTGTATTAGGTTCTACTCTAGCTCAAGTTCCTGTTAGCGGTACCGGTATACATTTTGTAAGAGGTTTTATAGGTAGTGATAAGAAATATTTAACAGATGGTTTATCAATTAATCCTGATAGGAATAGACTTTTAGATGCTGAAAAGTGGACTACCCTATCAAAAGGTATAATCCCAACTAAACAAACACCTACTGAGTACTGGGCTAAATACAAAATGGGGGTAGGTAATCCTGGAAGAACATCAATTGATGGTAAAGTAAGAACCGTTTTAGATGATTACTCTATTGACGATGAGCTTCAGCTAATTAAAGACGATAATGTTAATTCACTACCCCCTTCAAAGAGTGATACTTTTCCAGGATTAAATGATTTTGTACCATTAAAATTTACCATAATATCTTCAGATGGTCAACCTGCCAATAACATAAATTTACAATTTCGAGCTTTTTTAGATAACTTTGCTGATAATTTTTCCGGTACTTGGAATAGCTTTAATTATGTTGGTAGAGGTGAACAATTTCATACATATAATACCTTTAATAGAACTATTAGCCTAGGGTTTAAAATTGCAGCTCAAACAAGAAATGAGATGCGTCCCCTTTATCAAAAAGTAGTAGCTTTAGCGTCATCTACTGCTCCAACATATAATAATGGTTTCATGAAAGGAACTTTAGTTAAACTGACTGTAGGAGATTATCTATATGAATTACCTGGGTACATTGGATCTGTTAATTACAGTTGGCAGACAGAATATCCATGGGAGATTACTTTAGATCGTGATGGTAAAGATTTCGACCAGCAAATATTACCTATGGTTCTAGGGTGTACTGTAAACTTTACTCCGATTCATACATTTATACCGCAAACTGGATTTTATAATTATATAACATCTACTACTGATGCAAAGCGTGACTTTATAGGTAAGGCTAACACCTTGGGTACACAACCTACCAAAATTCCTCCTACACCCTCAGATAATTTAAATATTGATACACCTTTTTCCGATAATTTTCAAGCTGGACTTGCAGGACGTAATGGGACTTTTAACGCTCCTAGCATTTTAGCAAACACACCAGCACAAAATAATCCAATAAGCACAATTTTTAACCCTCAAGCAACTTTATTTGGAGGGTAGTGATAGAAAAAATACATAATTAACAGTGGCAAATAGATACAAAAGTATAGGATATTTCTTAACTCCTGAACTCACTAGGTACAGGAGAAATGTTATTTATCCTACTCTACCGGCTCATGAAGATGATATTTATATTATCACCACAGCAGGAGACAGGTACGATACTCTAGCACTTCAGTTTTATAGCGATC